CGGCAGACCCGCACCACGTCTTCCGGCGGTATGTCCCAAATAACGCAATCCCCTTTTTGGATATATGCAACGGTTGTGCCAGCTAATGGCAGGCAATTGCAGCGGCTCCCGGAAGGCGACAGGGTTGCGGCGGGGATGGCCTTCTACACCGCCACGGAATTGATTGCGTCCTCTCCTGGTTATGCCGGAGACATTATTTACTGGAAGAATCAACCCTACCTTGTGCAGTATGTGGATGATTTTTCCGAAAATGGCATGTGGGCTGCCGTGTGCACGTTGACCCAGGTCCAGGGTCCGGCACCCGGCACGCCACCGGGTTAGGGGTAGCATAAGTGTCCGGCACGCAGAACAATAGCGCGAACCCCGGATACCTTACGCCCTTCACTAACCTGCCGCTGGACGGGCTTAGTTTTGACCAGTTTATTCAAAGCGTGGTGGCGGGCATACTAGGCTTCCAGGGCCAATACGTGCGGCCAAGGTGGCAACCGGGACAGCCACCGGAGATACCGCCGCAGGGCACGAACTGGTGCGCAGTAGGGGAGTTAGCTTCCCACCGGCAGGGCTTCCCCTCGGCTGTGTTTATTGGTTCTGACAATGACAACATGGGTGCGCAAACAAATACGTCTTCCTCCCTAGTTGATTACATGGCGTCGTTTTACGGACCAGACGCCTATGCTTATGCAAGTCTGTTGCAGGATGGGCTTGCGGTGCAACAGAACCGGGACATGCTTATTGCGGAGAATGTCAATGTTGCGGACATAGGGGACGAGATTGTTCGGGTGCCGGAATTGGTTAACACCATTTGGATGGACCGGGCAGATTTGCAGTTTGTGTTCTCCCGCATAAAGAACCGGACTTACAACATCTACAGTGTCGTGTCCGCAATAGGCACCATCACTACGCAGGACACCAATTCCAGTTTCACCACTTTGCCGGAGTAAGCACGTATGGCGAGCAATCCCCTTGGTCTTAACCCCGCTGATATTGTTAGTACGACAGTATCCTTGCAGGCAGCGGCAACGACCGTTCCGTCTCAAAACATCCCGCTTATCCTGGGCAGTTCGGACGTTATTAACGTCGTGGACCGTATCCGCACCTATAGCGGCGGATCAACGGCGCTCACCACAATTGCCGCACAGTTTACCACCACCGCTCCAGAATATTTGGCGGCCCAGGCATTTTTTGACCAAACACCGCAGCCCCAGGTTATTAAGATCGGCCGGTGGGCGGATACGTCCACGTCCGCATTGCTGCTCGGCGCATCCCTCACGAGTGCCCAGCAATTGCTTTCCAACTTCACGGTGGTTACGGCGGGCAGCACGCAAATCACCTATGGCACCGGGGCAGGCACGCTGCACACGGTGTCCGCGCTGAACCTGTCCTCCGCAACCTCGCTTCCGCAGGTGGCATCCCTGCTTAATGCACAGTTGTCCGGCGCAACCGTTACCTGGGACAGTCTGTTTAACCGGTTCAAGCTGGAAACGGCGGCAGTTGGTCCCAATGCGTTTTCCTCGTTTGCTACGGCAACCGGCTCCGGCACGGACATCACGCAGTTGCTGGGTTGGGGCAGCACGCAGGGCGGCAGCATTGTGCTTGGCATTAGCAATGAAACGCCTGCAACAGCGGCCACCATTTTGCGTGCCATTGACAAGACATGGTATGATTTGCATTTCGCCACGCAGGTTGGCGGTGTGTGGTCCGATACTGATGCCAATTTGACGGACGCGGCACACGTTGCCGTTGCGCAGTTCATCGAGGCTTGTTCCCCGCCGTCCACATATGGCATCAGCCGCATGGACCCCAATATGCTATTAGGCACGTCCACGACGGACGTTGCCTCGCTTATCCAGGCGGGTGGGTTTAAGCGGAGCCGGGTGTTTTACACCACCACCAACTTCGCCGCCGCGCTTGAAATGTTCGCCATTTTCGCAACGGTTGACTACACCGGCAGCAACACTGCAACCATTGCAATGTTCAAACAGTTGCCCGGCAGCAATGCGGAAACGCTTACTGAGTCCCAGAACTCCGCGTTGCTGGCTAAGAACGGCAACGTGTTTGTGAATTATAGCAACGGTGCCGCGATCATTCAGAATGGCACGGAGGGCAGCGGTAACTTCTATGATGAAATCCATGGCACGGATGCAATGGCGGCGGCAGTGCAGTCCGCGTTGTTTAACGGCTTTTTGGTAACCACGCCGAAGATCCCGCAAACCGATCAAGGCATGCGTGTGCTGCACGCTATCATCGACCAGGTGATGCAGCAATTTGTCACCAACGGTGTGCTGGGCAGGGACCTGGTGTGGACCGGCGGCAATATCGGTGTGCTGCAAACCGGCCAAACGCTATCCAAGGGTTATTACATCTATCAACAGCCTTTGTCCACGCAGTCCGTTGCGGCAAGGCAGTCCCGGCAGGCTCCCTTGTTCCAGATTGCTTGCAACCTTGCCGGAGCGGTGCAAGGCGCATCCGTGCAAATCAACGTGGTGAGGTAATACACTATGTCCTTCACATATTCGTTTCTCGATATGAACTGTGTCATCGCCGGTCCTGGCGGTGGCTTTCCGATTGCCGGAGCGGATACGGGCAGTGCGGATGAGGGCATTGCCATCCGGTTCACGGACGACAAGGGCAATGTCATCACCGGCGCGGACGGGACCTATATGGCGTCCCTTTACGCCACCCGGAAAGGGGAAATCGAGATTACATTGCTGAAGAACAGCCCCGTCAATGCGCTGTTGTCCGCAATGTATGCCCTGCAGATTTCATCCGGCAGTCTGTTCGGGCAGAACACCATCGTGCTGACCAATACCGTATCCGGGGACCTTTACACCAACGAGGGTGTGGGGTTTAAGAAATTCCCGGACAATACCTACGGAAAGGAAGGCCCAGCACTCAAGTGGATGTTCTTCTGTGGCCGTATTGACCCCAGTCTGGGAGCCGGTTTTTAATTAGCCTACGCCTGCAAATATAAAAAATGAGGTAATGCAATGCGTATGTTTGACTACGACGGAAAGCAATTCCGTATCGCGAACATGGAGCCGGAAACGGCATTTCATGTCGGCCGCCGGTTACTCCCCCTTATCACCAGCATGTCCGGCTTCCTGCGGATGCGGGATGACATGCTTGCGATCCTCGACGGGGAGGACAACGTCAGTAAGGTGGAGCGGATGCTCCAGGTGGCAAAGCCGCTGATTGATGCGCTTTCCTCCATGCCGGATGACAATGCAAATTATGTTCTGCATGCCTGCCTGGAGCGGGTGTTCCTTGTGCAGAATAAAACCCAATCCACCATCTACAATAAGAGCGCGCAGGGATACCAGCACCAGCTGAAATTGCCCGTTATGCTTCTATTGTGCGGCATGTCCATCGTGGAGAACTTGTCTGATTTTTTTCCGGCTGGCGACCCGTCTACCAAGGTGGAGTCGCCGACGACGTAGAGCTGGTATTGCTGCCGGACGGCATGGATTACATGATGCGGCCCATACTCCGCCGGGTCCTGCCGTTCCAGGCGCTGCACAGCCTGGATTATACGCTGGATGATTTTGTGCTCGCAAACAATGCGTTGACGGCACAGGACGAGAACCAGCGCCGCATGCGGGCAAGGGATAAGGCCCATAATGGCTCTTAGTAATATCCTTCGCGAATTTCTTGTCAGAATACGTTATGATGTAGACAAGGGTTCTGAGAAGTCCTTTACGGACGGTCTTACAAAGGCCACGGAGCTCGTGGGCGGCCTGGGGGCTGCTATTGAGGTCACCGCAGGCGCGGTCCTTTATGGCCTTACGCGCATGTCGGAAGGCATAGAGCGTTTTTACTTTATCAGCCAACGCACAGGTGCCTCCGTTGCCGGTATGAAGGCAATGGGATTTGCGGCCGAGCAGATGGGCATAGGCGCGGATGCCGCCTATAACGCTATAGAACGGCTGGCAGGCTTCCTCCGCAGTAGCCCGCAGGCAGGTAATGTCCTTAAGCAATTCGGCGTGGACGTAAGCCAGGACCCGTCCAAAACACTCGAAAACCTAGGCAGGGCATTTGCCCGGCTCCCGCTATACACCGCAAAGGCACTTGCGGGCGTTGTGGGCATAGATGAAAACACCATGCTTGTTATGCGCCAGGGCATGGCCGAGTATGAGGAAATATATGATAATATCCTCCGCCGTGTAGGGGTAAACGAAAACAAGGCGGCGGAAGCCGGGCACAAGTTCATGGTGCAAATACGCACCACGACGGCAATCGTTAAAGTGCTTACGGACCGTGTTGTTGAGTTGCTTGCCGGTAAGGGCGCGGACGCAATCGAGAAGTTCTCCAACGCCGTCCTCAAGCATTTCGATCAAATCACCAACGCGCTGTCCACTGGTGCGGAGTGGGTGTTGCGGATGGCGGAAGTCGTTGGCAGGCTTGCGGTCCGTGCCGTTGAAATGGCAAGCGATTTCACCAAAGCATTCTGGTCCCTGCCGCCGGTAGTCCAGCACGTAATGGAAGCTATTGGTGCAATTATGCTTGCATTTAGCTGGTTTGACTGGCCGGTGCTTGCGGTAGGTGCGTTGGCTTCCGCGTTGCTGCTTTTGTATGATGATTATAAAACTTGGAAGGAAGGTGGCAAGCACGCTATTGACTGGGATACATGGATGCCCGAGCTAAAGAAGGCTTGGGACGGCATCATGGACCTAGCAAATGCCTTCTGGCAAATGTCGCAGAGCGTAGCGGACGGATACCGGCAGTTAGGCTTGTTTGGCGATAAAATGTCGGACGGCAAGCTGTTCAACAAAGACCAGATTATCAAGGACCTGCAAGACATTATTGGCGCCGTAGGGGATCTTGCGCGGGGACTTGCAGGCATTATTAGGTTGTATGATGCAATGGCACATGGGGACCTTAAGGGCATGGCAAATGCCGCCCGGCAGGTGTTGCTGTCCATGGGCATTAAGCCGCATGATGATGGTTATGGACTGCCTGGGGATGCCGGGGATGATCGCAATTTCTGGCAGCGCATTGCCCCGAAATGGCTAGGCGGCAGGGATAAGCCTACCAATCCAACGGATAAAGCCGCGTGGGATTTCTGGAAGGCACAGGGCTTCACGGATGCCGGAGCCGGAGCAATGGCTGCGAACGAGCAGGCTGAGTCCGGCGGTGATCCTAATGCGGTAGGGGATAGCGGCAACGCGCGCGGGCTTTACCAATGGCATAAGGACCGGCGGGACAAAATACTTTCGGCAACTGGTATTGATGTGTGGACCGCAAGTGCGGATGACCAGCGCAAGGCAATGCTTCTCGAAATGCGTCAAGGCATTGATAAGCAGTCCGGCATTGTTTACGACGCAATAAAGAACAACCAAATCGCACGCGCGGCAGCCGGGCTTGCGGTTTACAATATAGAGCGTCCGCTTGATAAGGAAGGTGAGTCCGCCGTGCGCGGGGACCTCGCCAATTCCTATGTTAAGTCCTACGGTGGTGGAGACACAAACAAGAACGTCAAAATTGACAGCAACCAGACTATCCATGTGCACGGTGCAACGGACCCGCAGGCTACAGCGGCAGCCGTTGGCAGTGCAGCCTCAAATCATAACCAGAGGTTGGTGCGTAACGTAGCGACCGCCGTCCAATAGGAGTGTGTGCAATGCGTTTCAACAATCCAGGTAATCTGCGCCGTTGGGGTTCCTACAAGACGCAGGATGGTTTTGCCGTGTTCCCGACATTGTTGACCGGCATTCAGGCGATGGGGGAGCAATTAAAGCTCTACGGAAAACGGGGCATCAATACCATCGAGAAGATTGTTACGACATGGGCACCGCCTTCCGATAACAATCCAACGCATCAATACATTGCGAATGTTGCAAACACCAGTGGGTATTCCCAGCACCAGGTGCTCGACCTTACGGACCCGGTGCAACTCGGCCGTCTGATTTACGCAATGGTGAAGCAGGAGCAAGGCGGGCTGCCGTTCGACCCGGCGCTGATCAACCATGTCTTTAACATTGCGCCAAGCATTCCGCTGCACGGTGCCTTTCCACCGCCCCCTGTTGTTAAGGCACCGGAAAAGCCCGTGGAGGAGCCGGAGGAATTTGTCACCACAACGGCAACGGACGTGCCCGAGTCAATTCAGCAGGACGAGAAGCCGGAGGCACATGACGCGTAATGGTTGCCGGGGTATCCCTTGCGGTTGGTGCCGTTGAAACAATCCTTCTGCAAGCAATTTCAGGAGGGCCGTTCCGTGCTATAGGTAGCATCATCGCTGATGTTACCGTAGAGGAGGCACATAATGACACCGCTACAGCTACTAAGAACCCCGTCGAGGTTGGTGCTGCTATCACCGACCATGTATTCATTAATCCAGCCGAGCTTGTTATACATGCTGGTTGGTCGGACTCTGGTAACTATGATGGTTACGTTCAGGACGTATACGCTGCTCTCCTGCAATTACAAGCGGCAAGGCAGCTACTCAACGTCTACACCGGTAAACGTGCTTACAGCAATATGCTGCTACTCGGCGTTGCTACAGTAACGTCAGACCAAACCGAATTTAGTTTGATGGTGGTTGCCCGGCTCGAGCAGGCAATTATCGTGCAAACGTCCAGCACTACCCTGCCCGCCGTGGCAAACCAGGCAAACCCGGCAAGCACCGCTCCCCCGGCAAATGCCGGAACGCAGCAAACAACGCCGCCAACTTCCCAGCAGCAAAGCATGCTGAGTAGCATGACAGGAATAACCGCCCCGTGACCACTTACGCGGTCCTCCCGTTTAAGTCTTACGCACAAACAATGAACATTTCATTGGGTGGTGTTACCTATAATTTGCGCACCACCTGGAACACACAAGCACCGGGCTGGATGCTTGATATCTCGGACGCGAATAATAATCCGCTGATACAAGGCATTCCGCTCGTGTCCGGGTATGATTTGCTAGGGCAATACCAATACATGGGTTTTGGTTTCAGCCTGTATGTGCTGACGCAGGGCGATCCGCTCGCGGTGCCCACCTATGCAAATCTAGGCGGAAACGCCAATGTGTTTCTGGTGGGGCCGTGAGCCAGCAACAGCTATTTTTCCGGCAGTGCAGCCTCATTGTAGGGTCCTCCGGCGGACCGGCGCTGGACCTGTCCCAATTGCGCATTAAGTTCAAGACGCGTAAATCCGTAATTCAAACGCCCAACATACTAGAGGCGCGTGTATATAATCTGGCCGATGCCACCGTGAAGGAATTGATTAGCGGCAGCAACGGGCAGCCAGAATTCAACCAAGTGGTGTTACAGGCGGGTTATGAGAATGGTCCCTACGGTGTTATATTTTCTGGTGAGGTCCGGTATTTTAGGACCGGACGCGAAAGCCCAACTGACACGTTTCTTGAAATTTATGGGGCCGATGGAGACAAGGCTTATAATTATGCGGTGGTATCCGCCACGCTTCCGCAGGGGAGCAAGCTCACGGACGGTGCTGCTCAGGTTAACTCCGCCATGTCCGCACAGGGCGTTCAACCGCCTCCAGCGCCTCCCCCGGACCCAGGGATCGCCTACCCTCGGGGCAAGGTTATGTTCGGTATGGCGCGGGACTATGCGGACAAGATAGCGGGCAATTCCAAGTGCCAGTGGAGCATTCAGCAGGGGACCCAGCAATACCTGCCCCGGCTTAACACGCTGCCTGGGCAGGTTATCCAGGTCAATTCCGCAACTGGCATGATCGGCATGCCTGTGCAAACCATATACGGAATTGAAGTCCGCATGCTTATAGACCCGCGTATCCATTACGGGTCAATATTGCAAATCAATAACAAGGATATCCAGACGGCGCAATTGGACCTGTCCCTTGGAGGCGCGGCACAAAATGCCCTTAACCAATTAGGTCCGGGCTTCCTTAATGCGGACGGATATTACAAGGTAATTGCTGGCGAGTATGACGGAGATACGCGCGGCAATAATTGGTTTTTGAATGCGGTGTGTGTGAACATGGACAACAGCAGTTCTGTTGCCTCCATACAGGCGGGGTGGCTGCCAGGACCATGAGTATTGACGCAACCGAACGATATGTGGATGAGGAGATGGCCTTCCGGCAGGCATTCCAGGGGCTGCTACAGGGCACCTGGACGGCGGAGCCGGGCATTGTCACCACCCCTATCGCTACGGACGGCACATGCGGCGTTCAACTAGCTATTATGGCTACGAAGACTAACCCGGACGCAACCACGACGCTGGTGAAAATACCATCGCTAATATATTGCCCGGTTAAGTTTTTTGGTGGTGGGGGATTGTTCCTCACGCACCCGGTTGCGCAGAACGACGAAGTGCTGGTGATATTTGCGAAGCGGTGCATTGACTCCTGGTGGCAGAACGGAGGGGTGCAGGCACCGCTGGAATACCGTCTCATGGATATCCATGATGGGTTCTGCCTGCCGGGGGTGTTCAGCAAGCCTAACGCCCTAGGGGGTGCCTCCGGCGGTCCGCCGGTAAGCCAGACGTCCGTGCAACTGCGCACGCCCACAACGGTGCTTATGGACGTGTCCACCACATTGATCACCATGTATGTGAATTTGAAGGTAAACGGAACGGTGATTGCCACGGGGGATATTACGGCAGGCTCTGGCGGTGCTGATTCCGTGGATATGACAATGCACACGCATAAGGTGCCCAATGTAGCCAGCGGCTCCGGCACCATTACCACCACCGGACCTATTGCGGGGACCTAATGCGCTACCGGAAGTTATCACCGACAGGGGATTACACGTTCGGGCAATCGCTTGGGAATTATTATATTGACCAAGCGGAATGCGTGCAGCAGAGCTGCTTCACGCGGTTGCAGTTGAACCAGGGAGATTGGTTCCTCGACACGTCCGCAGGTGTGCCCTGGACAACGCGGGTGTTGGGGAACAAGGCAAGCCCGCGAACGCGGGATATCGTTATCAAGTCCGTTATCCTTGGCACGTCCGGTCTCGTGGGCATTGTTCCGAATACCTGGAGTGCCACACAAGTGTTGCGTCAATTGTCGATTAGCGCGCAAGTTTACACAATATACACTGCAACACCAATTGATGTTGTGGCTGTCATTTAGGACGCATTGATGGCAACCACCCTTCCCACCTGTCCGGTGCCCGCGATATCCGCAACGGGCGTCTATGTCCCTCAATACACGGATTACTATACCTACGTGTCTGGGGTTTACCAGGCGCTGTATGGGTCCGATATTGACATAGACGCGGACACGCAGGACGGGCAACTCATTGGTATTAAGGCCCAGGCTATGGCGGATATGGCTGCAGCTGCTGGTGCTGCCTATAACGCAATGAGTCCAACAACGGCACAAGGCACCGGGTTGTCTTCCGTGGTGAAGATTAACGGTCTTGTCCGCATGGCCGCCTTTAACAGCACTGTCAACTTGGTGCTTACGGGAGAGGTTGGCTATACTATCAATAATGGTATTGTGCAGGACACGGTTTATGGATACCAGTGGGCGCTCCCCGCCATTGTGACGTTTCCGGGCGGCGGGACCATAACCGTTACGGCAACGTGCACTACTGCTGGTCCTGTGGTTGTTGGCATCGGCACCGTTATAGACATTGTGAACCCAACAGCGGAGTGGTTCAGCGCGACAAACCCCGCCGTGTCCGCTGCCGGGCAGCTTGCCGAGCAGGACGGTGCGTTACGCAGCCGCCAAACGAATTCTACAGCCCTGCCAAGCCAGACGCTGCAATCCGGGCTGCAAGGTGCCCTGCTAAGCCTTACGGGCGTTACGCGGGCTGTGGTCTATGTCAACAACACCAACACAACGGATGGCAACGGGACACCGGCTTACACCACGTGGTGCGTCGTGGAGGGGGGCACGGTGTCCTCCATTGGCAATACGATTGCACTGGAAAAGAACCCAGGTCCGCCGCTGCGTGGCACAGTGTCCTACAGCTATGATCCACCAGGTGCACCGGCAGCCACTACCATATTGTGGGACGTGCCTGTGCAGAACCGCATTGTCATGACGGTTAACATCACACCACTTGCCAATTTCAATTCCGCAACGGAAGCCGAGATTCAGCAGCAACTAGCAAACTACGTGAACTCCTTACCAATTGGCGGAGTGCTTGCGATAGGCTATGCCATAGGCACTGCGCAGTTGTTTCCGTTGATGGCACAAGGCAATATGGACGGTGCCACGTTCCGCGTAGAGTCTTTGACAATGGGCATTTATGGAGGTTCCCAGGCGCAGGCGGATATCACCATACCGGCGGGGCAAACAGCAAACCTGCTTAATCTAACAGATATTGTGGTGAATACCTGATGGCCGCAATCACGGACTATACAAGCACTGTCCCGCCTTACAATTCCGTCCAGCCAAATTTCATGGCTTTGGTGGGCGCACTGGTTGCTCCATATGTGGGCATAATCAATTTCTGTGAGGCATTGCAGTCCGCATTCGATCTGGACGTTGCCGTAGGTGTGCAGTTAGACATCATAGGGTTGTGGGTTGGTGTGGGCCGCAAGATTGCCGTGCCTGTTACGGGACCTAGCTTCTCCTGGAATGTAAGCGGAGCGGGCTGGGGGCAGGCGAACTGGGGCAACTCCTCCGGTAGCAGCACCATCTATATCTTGTCTGATGAGGACTACAGGTTTTTGCTAAGGGGACGAATTGCGGCAAATCATTGGAACGGCACATACGGCACACTAGCAAACGTCTACGCACAATGCTTCGCAGATTTGGCAGGTGTGTCCGCCTGGGTTACTGACGGGTTAAATATGTCCGTGACCGTCACTGTCACCGGCACATTGTCCAATGTCCAACAGGCGCTCTTGACCGGCAATTATATCGGCCTGTTGATAACAGGTATTCCGATCCACTACGTGTTTTGA